TCACGCCTTGAAGGAGAACTGATATGGGATCAGGTGGTGGCCCAGATGAGGGTGGCTCACGCGCACAGGATTTTCGCTTGCAAGAGCAGCGCCGTGCTACGGCACAAGGCATGCAAACTAATCAGGCGCAACGTAATTTTGCTAGAAATATTCAAGCTGCGCAACAGTTAGAGGAACGCGCTGCTGGCATTGACTATAACTTGCCGCCTGGTGCTTCTCGTGTATTAGAGGGTGTCGCTAGAGCCAGCCTAACCAGACAAGCAAATATTCTGCGTGGGCAGTCTACTACAGCAGAGCCTGTGCGTGATGATGCTGGTGATGTTGTTGGTGTTGTGTCTAGCGGTCTTTTTGGAGGCAGAGTTTATTCTGGTCGTCCAGGCTCTAGCCCGATTGGCACGCAGCAAACAATGGGTGAGCCACGGGCAGATGTTACACCAGAAGTAACCCCGCTTGTTACGCCTGAGATTGTACCGGATGAAGCGGGGGAAGGTGTAATTGGGACGCGCGGACGTGGTGGAGGCGGTGCGCCTAGACGCCGTAGGGCTGTGCGACTTGGGCAAGCCACTCCTGATGAATTAACATTGCTTTCATAGGGGAATCAAATGTCTTTTTTAACTCCTAAAGTAACTGTACCACCACCGCCGCCGCCGCCAGAGCCGCCAGCAAAGGTTGACTATGCGCGTGCAGAGGCAATGGCCGCAGAAGCAACAGCAGCCGCTACAGGGCGTCGTAAGGGGCGTGGCGGCACTATTGTTGCCGGAGCGTTGGGCGATACAAAAGAAACAGGGCAAACCCCAACATTGTTAGGTGGCTGATATGGAACCCGTTAAAGAATTAGTTTCCCGTTTTGAGTTCCTAGAGCAACGTCGCGCTAACTGGGATACTCACTATCAAGAATTGGCAGACTATATGCTGCCACGCAAAGCCGATATTGTGCGAAAGCGCAGTCGCGGTGAAAAGCGCATGGAACTAATCTTTGATGGTACTGCGCTGCAAGCTGTAGATCTTTTGTCTGCATCACTGCATGGCATGCTTACTAGCGGTGCTACGCCTTGGTTCCATCTTTCGATGAAAGATCCTGACATTGGGCGTGATGACAATGTGCAGCGTTGGCTAGAAGATAGCAGCAAGCGCATGATTAGGGCGTTTAATCAGTCAAACTTTGAGACAGAGATACATGAATTGTATGTGGATCTTGTTGTCTTTGGCACTGGCTGTATGTTTGCTGAGATGGATGGCGAGAACTTGCGTTTCAGCACACGCCATATCTCTGAGTTTTATGTTGCAGAAGATCAGTTCGGCATGGTCGATACTGTATTCCGTAAGTATAAGATCCCTGCACGGCAAGCTGTGCAACGCTTTGGCCTAGAAAACGTAGGCAAGTTTATTCAACGTACATTTGAGAAGAAGCCGGATGAAGAGGTAACTCTTTTGCATGCTGTGTTGCCACGAGATGATCGTGACCCAACAAAGCAAGACAACAAGAATATGCCATTTGCATCCGTCTATGTTTGTATGGAAACAAAGATGCCCGTCGCTATCAGTGGGTTTCAAGAGTTTCCATACATTGTCCCGCGTTTTCTCAAGGCAACAGGGGAAGTGATGGGGCGGTCACCTGCGATGGTGGCGTTGCCTGACGTTAAGATGATCAACTTGATGTCAAAAACCATCATCCAAGCTGCGCAGAAACAAATAGATCCTCCACTGCTTGTTCCTGACGACGGATTTCTTCTCCCTGTCCGTACACAGCCAGGTGGCCTTAATTTTTATAGGTCCGGCACGCGCGATACAATCACACCCCTAAACACTGGCGCAAACATTCCTATTGGCTTGCAGATGGAAGAGCAGCGGCGTGGTGCCATTCGTTCTGCTTTCTATGTAGATCAGCTTCTGTCAGCAGCAACACCCAACATGACAGCAACAGAGGTTGTGCAACGTCAAGAAGAGCGTATGCGCGTTATAGGGCCGGTTCTGGGACGTCTGATGAATGAGATGCTGCGGCCACTTATTGACCGCACATTCTCACTGATGTTGCGTAAAGAGATGCTTGCACAGCCGCCAGAGATCCTGCAAGGCCGTGATGTGGACATTGAGTATGTATCACCGCTGGCACGCGCACAGAAGTCTAGCAGCCTTAACAGCACAATGAAGGCTCTGGAGATACTGCTGCCGCTTTCACAGTCTTTGCCGGTTGGCGATCATCTCAACCCAGATGGCCTGGTCAACCATGTTGTTGATACGCTTGGTGTTCCAAAAGAAGTCCTGTTCCCGCAAGCGCAGATTGATCAGCAGCGCCAGCAACGTGCTGCGGCAGAGCAAGAGCAGATGCAGCGTCAGCAAGAATCAGAAGATGTTTACACGGCTGCACAAGCAGCACAGGCAGTGAGGATGGTAGGTGATGGTAGCGGAGGTTAATAAGCTACGCCAAATGTACAAAGATGTATTTGGTGAGCATGCCGGCAAACAAGTTTTGGGAGATCTTGAGGCACGCTGTAACTGGCGTGTTTCAAGCTATGTGGCGGGAGATGCAAATGCCACAGCGTTTGAGGAAGGAAAGCGTGCAGTAATCCTTCATATTTACAACATGATGAGTGAGGAATAAATGTCAGAACAAGTAGCTGAACAGGTAGCCACGTCAGACGCTACGCTGATGGAAACACCAGCAGAGGTAGCGCAGGGCGGGTCTGGTAACGACTTCTTGACCATGATACCAGAAGATATCCGCGAGCATCCCAGCTTTGGCCCTATTAAGGACGTAGAAAATCTAGCGCGTTCTTATGTAAACGCACAGCGTTTGATTGGGTCAGAGAAGGTGCCGCTGCCAACGAACCCAACAGATGAAGACTTGGATAATATTTATGGTCGTTTGGGTCGCCCAGAAGCACCCGATGGCTATCAAATCCAAGCAGATGGCAACGTCATTACTGAAGACATTGCCACGCAATATGCTGATATTGCACACAAATTAAGGCTCACACCACAGCAAGCAGAGGGTGTGCTTGAGTATTATCGTTCAACAGTATCTAACTCTGCGGAACAAATGCAGCAGATAGCAGCAGAGCAAGCTGAAAGCACTGAAGCTGAGTTGCGTCGTGAGTGGGGCAAGACCTACGATCAAAAGATAAACGCAGCATCTGGTGCAGCTAAAGAGTTTGCTGGTGATGAAATACTCAACATGCAGTTATCTGATGGCACACTGGTTGGTAATCACCCTGCATTCATCAAAGCCTTTGCAGCTATGGCAGATTTCAAAACCACAGTGACAAGCGAAGATACGATTGGTGAGGCTGCCGGCAACTTCTCGCTCACACCAAAGCAAGCACAGGCTGAGATTGATTCTATCCTGGGTGATAAAAGCCACGCCTATTGGGACAGTAAGAACGTCACAGCAAGGTAATCAGCGGTGCAGCGTGTTCAAGAGTTGATGGGTATGATCCATGACTAATGAAGAACAAATTGAACTGAGATTAGAGTGCCTTAGAATTGCGATTGAGTTTGGCACACAACGTGATATCATGAACCCATCCCATTTGGCAGAAAGTTACTACCAATGGGTGACGCAGGGTAGCGGTGAAAGCCGTCCTGATGACAGCCGGAAAGACGGAGGCCCGACGCCGGCCAAAAAGGCCAGGAGTGTCCGTAAGGGTAGCACACCGCAACTTGTGTAAATGTAAACTGTAGTTAGGAGGTAGACCAATGTCTACTCAAGTCACTACGGCATTTGTACAACAGTATTCTGCTAACGTGCAGATGCTTTCACAGCAGATGGGTTCCCGTATGCGTGATGCAGTGCGTGTTGAGAATGTTGTTGGCAAGAATGCCTTTTTTGACCAAGTGGGTGTAGCTACTGCGCAGTTGCGTACTACACGCCATGCGGACACACCACAGATTGATACACCGCACGCAAGACGCCGTGTATCGCTTGCCGACTATGAGTATGCTGATCTGATTGATGATCAGGATAAGATCCGTATGTTGATTGACCCTACCAGTGCTTACGCAATGGCAGCGGCTTCAGCAATGGGTCGCGCAATGGATGACGTGGTTATCGCTGCGGCTCTGGGCAACGCCTTCACAGGCGAAACTGGTTCTACAACAACTGCGCTTCCAGCAGGACAGCAGATTGCCAATGGCGGTGCTGATCTTACTGTTGCAAAGTTGCGTACAGCCAAGAAAACTCTTGATCTTTCTGATGTTGATCCATCAATCCCGCGCTACATTGCGGTAGGACCAAACCAGATCGAAGCACTGCTTGGCGACACAAACGTCACCAGCAGCGACTTCAACACGGTCAAGGCTCTCGTACAAGGTGAAGTCAATCAGTTCATGGGCTTCAACTTCATCATGACAAATCGTCTGTCAAAGTCTGGCAACATCCGTTCATGTTTTGCATGGGCAGAGGATGGCATCGCCCTTGGGATTGGCAAAGACGTTAATGCAAGAATTGATGAGCGTGCTGACAAAGGCTACGCAACTCAGGTCTACTACTGCATGAGCGTTGGTGCTACTCGCATGGAAGAAGCCAAAGTTGTTCAGATTGACTGTGACGAATCGTAAGGAGGTCTGACAAATGGCTACTGTTTATTCCGTTCAAAAGACCAAGTGGAACCAAACCACTCCTTCTGAGAACATCAGCACAACTGAAATGTCTGGTCGCATCCGTATTGCACACGGTGTGTATGAGGCATCTTCTCTCGCATCAGGTGACGTTATTGAGATGTTTAACATCCCAAATGGCGCACGCTTGATTGAGGGTTCACTTGCTCATGATGCTCTTGGCGGTTCCACAACCCTGTCTGTAGGCTATGCCGCCCACACAAACAGCGCGGGTACTGCCGTGTCTGCTTCTGCGGCTGCATACAAAGCAGCGGCTGCTTCAACTTC